TGAAATGAAAAAATAATAATAAAATTTAATAACAAATTAAATAAAAGAGACCTTTTCTAATAAGAAGAGTCTCCAGGAAAAATCATCTGATAGCCCCCACTTTCCAAGGGATACGTCAACCTTGGAAAATAGAGACTAAATTTTATGAAATTTGGTATTAAAAGTATCAAAATTATCTTAAACTCAAGGCTCCAACTTTTCACTATAGGAGCTTTCACGAATGTGTTTTCGGATAAACTTTGACTGGATGATAAAAAATGAATGGTGAAATAACAAAAGTGATGATAAAAATTTCTCAGGTCTTTATTATACTTAATTGAAACCAAAACTCTAACTAAAAACTCAAAAGGATGTGAAAAAATCATAAAAAAATAAGACCTACAAATCGGAATTTGCATACTAGACACAAAGACAAAAATTCGATATCGCAAATAAAAGAAATCCTGTTTGATAAAAAAAAATGTTAGAGAAATAAATGATCACAATCCTCAGTTCCAACAAGATCCATTGGTTTTTCTGCAGGATTTGCAGCTTCCAATAAGAATCTTTCTCGTTCTTGGGACTGAAGAATGTGACTCTCCATTTCAGAAAAATCATAATTCCAGTGTATACCAATTTGTCCAGCAGAATGATTAAACCTGTCTCGAACGCTTTCATAGAAATCAATTCCTCGCCAATATGAAAAACGAAATGCGTTTTCCACATTGACAAGAAACTGTTCTCTCGTTCCAAGTTTTGATTCTGTGTTTATCCAATTGAACAATTGATAAATTATTGTTGTTAAAGGTTCAGCTATGATGAACGTCTTTCCATGATTGTCAGTTTCTTGTCTGAAAGTATGTTTAAGAAACTGGCATTCATAGAATGTTTTTACAGAGATGTTTTCTGTTTTGTCGGACGCTGTGATGTTAAATCCGAACATAGCATACCCTTCTTTAAGGGTTTCGGAAGTGACAAATTGACGCAATAATGGAGAAACAGATAATATAATATCATCTGCAGCAACTAAAAATCTGATGTTTTCTAAAATTGTGTTCTGTTTAAAGCCACAATTATGTTTTTGTGTAATTTCGAAAACAATTTGACAGATTAACATTGCATGTATGTCCGAATTCTCCATGAATGTGCCAGGATGTCCAGATAGCAATCCTGAATTTTTGTGAAACAAAACGTCAGAATAAGCTACGTCAGTGTCAATAAAATCAATGGTTAGGGACTGCATCATTTTCTCGACGTCATATGGAAGTTTTTCTCCTCGCCATGAATATGCTAGCTTTACTAATTTTGCTCGATTAGTAATAACCATTTCGCAAAGCTGCAAATTCACGCTTTTCTCCCATGCTTTTACATCAAAATCAAAAACATAGTCGTGCCATCTGATGTGTTCTGCTATCAAATTGGCATGTTTTTCCATGTCAATACCAACTGCAAAAGGTGAAGTCTGCTGTTGGTTCCACATGTTCTTGATCTTTGTAAA